ATCTTCCTTAACAAAATTCAATTCAACAAGGAAATCTTCAAAGGATTCGATATGGTTGAATTGTCCTTCGTTCACATACTTTTCAAGAAGATTCAAGAAGAGTTGGAATCTATGATAGTATGCCCCTTCCAAGACGGATCCATAGACACGACCACCACAAGGCAGTCCTTCTTCATTGATCTTAAACTCGCCAGAAAAATCCTTTTGATATTCAAAATAAAGACCTTCACAACGGACATTCCACTTTTTACATATGTTTGCAAGCCCAACAAATTTTGGATCATTCTTGGTTGCGACATAGGATTCAACAAGATTGCCGTCGTTAAGATAGATTTCTTTATATGTCCCGACTGCTTTGTAACCAAATTTGGTTGAATATTCTTGGAAAGCGTGGATCGAGTTTGGGCCTATGAAGCTTACCTCGTTGTTACATACCTTTGCCATAGTGGGTTAAATTCGAAGTTGAATGATAGATCAAAGATAAGCAATTATTCGTCAATTTCCGAGAAATTAGACCATAAATTTTCAAGATCTTTTTCCGTTACAAAGTAAAGCTCGTCTTGGAAATCTTCCTTTGAATTGATATGTGCAAAATCCCCAAAGGAAATTTTTTCTTGGACAAGATCCATGAAGTCTTCTTTTTTGTGGAAGTATAGACCTTGAAGTGCACTATCATATTCGCGATAGGTTACAAGATTTCCTTCGTTGTCAATTGAAGCGTAACCCGAAAAGTCTTCGCCGAATTCCCAAAATTTAAGATCACACTCGACACCCCATTTGTAACACAAATCTTGAAGTGCTTCCCTTTGGGGATCCCACTTTGTGAAGCAATGGAATTCGATAGTTGTGTCGTCCTTGAAAAGGACTTCTTCTTGGAATGCATAATCTTCCATAAATTCTTCGTAAGCCTTGATAGAATTTTGACCATTGAAAATGATCTCGTTGTGACACCAATTAGCCATGATAGTTGTTGTTTAAGGATGAATGATAGGACAAATATACAAAAGAAATCTTAATTTCCAACCAATTCTTCGTCACAAATATGACGATAGGCAATGAAAAGATCTGCGATTGCATTAAGAATCGAATGATAGTGTAAAAGGGTTGCGTCGTCAACAAGCAAATTGCCATCTTCGTCTTCAATTTCAGTCAGTCCATCTAAAAGTCCATCTTCGATTTTATTTGCTATTAAAAAAATATCAACCAACATATTTTGGTCACGGACATATTGCGAAGGAAGATTTTGAAATCTATCTTGAATGCGGGACAATTTCATATCCAAATCTTCCCAAGAAAGATGCTGATCATTTTCCTTGTGGAAAAAATAAAGATCCATAGCGATAGATTGAAGTGCGGACATGATAGTTGTTGTTTAAGGATGAATGATAGATCAAAGATAAGCAACTTTAGTCAAAGTTGTATGTGGACTTACAAAAATTTTTGGAAAATTTTTTCTTCCGATCTTCTTGCACCTTGGTGCGAAAGCGACCATCGAAGAATCCGTCAAGGATTTGCTTTTGACGATTCGCTTTCAAGATTGCCTTTTCAATTTTGGTCTTGGTTGTCATGGTCGTGGTCGTTGTGGTTGAATGATAGGACAAAGATAGGAAGATTTACCCAAGATCCAAGCATTTTTCAATTTATTTTTCCTTTAGATTAGAAAAAAAGATCATTTTCTATATTGTCTATAAAGTAAGAATTTATTATGAAATTGAAAAAAGAATATCTTGACACCGAAATTTGGGTTCCTATGGTCCGTGAAAGAATCGTTGGAAGATTCATTCCTTCAAATCTGCACATATATATGGCTTCGAAATTCCCCGAATTATATGAAATTGAAGAAGATCCAAAAGTCAAAGTAACCAAGGAAAAAAATTCAAAGATCAATGATATATATATCAAGGACGCAATCGCATCCGATTTACACAACGGCGAAGCAGAATAAAATTGACTTGACGACCAATTTCTATACTTGGAAGATAGAAGAAAGGTCCAACAATTTCACATTCACGATCGCACCCGACGACTGGTCCGATAGTCCATACTATTGTGCATTCACAATGTCCGATAGGTTTGCTTCAAATCCACCCCTTCCAACTTCCGAAACGGGGTCGGTTGCGGTTGTCTTTCGTCAAGGGGAAATGCATTATGAAATCCACCAGACTTCCGTCCAATATGATCTTGGTTTGACCTCGAGCTTAGGGATCGTTGAAAAGGGGATCTTAATTTCAAGGGGGGATGCAACTTTTACACAAAGCTTCTTCACGGCTTCAAATGACGACACAATTCGGGTGTTCCGATCATATTAAATAAATTATAAAATATAATGAAAATCCATATACATAAATTTCAGTCCGAATATGAAAATTCTTCATTGGCACCACAATTTATTGAGACAATTTCAAGAAAAGGTTGGGTCAATTTCGGCGAAGACAATTTATATCCGGACTACTTAATTTCCTTAATGAATCGATCAGCCAAGCATAATGCGATTTTGAAAAGAAAGGCAATGATGCTTTCGGGAAATGGTTGGGTCACGGACACACTCGGGGAAGACATGATCAATTTTATTGCGAATCCCTATAATGAAATGAATTTGAATGAAATTGTCCACCGAGTTGGACTTGACTTCGAATTGTTTGCCGGATTCACACTTGAAATTATATATTCAAAAGATAGATCAAGAATTGCAGCGATCAATTATATTCCATTCAACAAGTGTCGTCTATCGGATTGCAGAAAGTATGTCTTTTATTCGGACGACTGGACAAATTTGAATAAATTTGCACCCATTAAGAAGCCTATCTATGATCCACTTAACCCAACGACCAACCAAATCCTTTATGTGAAGGAATATAGACCCGGAAATGAATACTATCCAACACCCGACTATCTTCCCGTCGTCCCATATTGTGAATTGGAATATGACATTTGTCTTTTCCACTTAAACCAAGTCAAGAATGGATTTGCCCCGTCTATGGTCATTACTTTCAACAATGGTGTCCCCTCGGACGACGAAATGAAGGATGTGGTCCGTCAATTGCAGAATGACTATCAAGGGGCCATGAATTCTGGAAAGGTCATGTTCCTTTTTTCCGACGGGCCCGATCGTGCACCGCAGATCACACCCGTCCAATTGAATAATTCCGACGAAAGATTCGTTGAATTGAATCGTGAAATCACGGAAGGAATCTTGACGGGACACCAAGTTACAAATCCGGGTCTTTTTGGGATTTCTACACCCGGGGAGCTCGGTCAAAAGAATGTGATATTGGAATCCCTCGAAATCTTCCAAAGTTGCTATGTTACACCAAAGCAGAAGGCACTTGAGGAAATCTTTAATAAATTGGCAAGATTTAATTCTTTGAATGGAAAGTTGACATTGAAGAAATATACTCTTGACCTTGAAAAAATAAATGAAGCATAATGGCAAAAGCTGCTTTTCTTGACACAACCTATATCTATAAATTCACGATCATAGAGCAAAATGTTGATGCTGACTTGATCTTGAAGCATATATGGAAAGCCCAAGATTTGAATATTCAATCTGCGGTTGGTCAAAATCTATACACCAAGTTGATCGACGATTGCCCCAACTTCACGGGTCCATATTTGACCTTGGTTACGGATTATATTCAACCATGTCTTGCTGAATGGGTTGTCTATCATATACTTCCATTCATGAATTTTCGCTTGACAAATAAAGCGGTCAGTCAAAAGTCCTCGGACAATTCCCTTCCTTCGACTGCTGAAGATATTCGTTGGTTACGTGATCAAGTCCGTAACAATGCTGAATTCTATGCTGAAAGACTTAAGGATTATATTCGTAACAATCCTTCTTCCTTCCCCGAATATTATACAAGGAATCTTTCATTTGAAATTTCCCCTTCAAAGACTGCTTACTTTGGTGGAATTTATACTCGTGGACGAAATTGGGAAGGTCCACCCGCAAAATTCGACAACATAGATCCATGCGAGTGGTGTGACTAATTTTAATTAAAGTTACTTTATGAAAAAGCGTAAAAAGATCAAATATACAACAAAGAATGTCAAAATTTTGCTGACGGCAATTGAAGCCGAAAAAAAAGAAATTGAAAAAAATGTTGATAGAAATAGCAAGTCTAGTAACTAGTGTCTTAATTGCAATTATAGGATTCTTTTTAAGGGAGACTATGTCCGATATGAAAGAAATGAAAAGGTGTGTTGCGGAAATGCGGGTCAAATTGTCCGTCATAGAAAATGACTATCTTAATAAACATACGACTATATCAGCAAGATTTGACGACTTGAATCTAGCAGTCAAGGATTTGACGAATGAAATAAAGCTTTTGAATAAAGAAATTCAAAATAAATTAAATTAAAATGGATAGAATTGTAAAAAATGGTCTTTATACGACCTTAATTGGAATTGGGACATTGATCTTTTGTGGTGTCTTGATATATCAAGGGAAGACAAGTCCGACCGAATTAGCTGGTTGGTTTGTGTTTGCGACGGCAATGATCCGTGCGAATGACACCTTGATAGGAATTGAAAAGAAGTCTTAAGTGGATTTAAGTTGATCAAATGTTCATTGTGAAGTCGTTGCTGAAAAGTAGCGACTTTTTTTTGTGTGATGCTTGGAAATTCAATTTTTCGTCGTATATTAGCCCCACAAAAATTATTTACCTATGGACAATATTAAAGTAACTATCAACTATCGTGGAAAAAAGTCCTCGATCAACCAACTGACGAAGAATCTTCGGGACTTCGATTTTGAATTCGAAAAGGTCGATCCGACCCACCTTCAAATGTCAACGGAATATGACAACACAACTTCGGTTGGTCGGTCAATTCTTAACGATCACGAAATGCTTTTGGGTCAATTGTGTCACACGACTGCCTACTTTGGTCAAAAGTATGGTCTTGAGTGGGAAGCTGTCATACTCTATAATGATAGTGGACAATTGACCGAAGAAGTCGTGACCTTGTAAAAAAAAAATTCGGCGGATGCTTGGAATTTCGAAGTGTCCGCCGTATCTTTGATCTATCAAACCACCCCACTAAACGATCCTCGATCATGACTCGCAAACCACTCTTCGTCATTGACCAACAAATCTTGAAAGAATGTATGATCCTTCTGCACAAAGGGGCGATCACGAAGGATTCTTACAAAGACTTCCGTTACGGGATCATTTCCTTCGACGAATTGTGTGACACAATTTCTTTGGAAAAGCTTTGAATTTCAACTTTCCCGCCGTATCTTTGATTTATCAAACCACCCCACTAAACGACCACGATCATGACCACCCACTTCGCTCCCAACAAATCCCCCAAGAAAGGACACTTCTTCTACACCAAGAATGTCAAGGGTTACTTGACCATTTGGTTTGAAACTTCCAAGAAGCAAAATCTTGATCTTTCCAAGATCGAAGAAAAGTGGTTTTTCCAAGACAACAACCCCATTATCTAATTCATAAAAAAATCCAAAAAATGCAAACCAAACGCGATCAAATCAAGCAAGCAATGGCTTTCCTTCAACAAGAGGGTTACTATGTCGGGACCCTTTGGCACACCAACGATGTAAAGTCAAGATTCCCAAATGTGTCCGAGGAAGAAGCAATGGGCATTCTTGAATGTGCAATTGACAACGAGTGTGTCTTCCAATTGACATGGTCCGAAATTGAAAGGATCGGTCAAGAAAGTGGACATAAATTGAATGACGAGCAAATTTTTGATCTAGATTTTGACTTTTAATTCAACAACTATGACCAACCAACAAATCGACTTCACAAAGGCTGACCAAAGGATCAACCACCACGCAAAGCAATGGATCGGATTCCGTAACAATTTGACTGATGCACTTAAGGAAATTGATCCCAACTGGCATCTTTATAGCCAAAGGACACTTGTCATGAAGTGTCGTGTAAAGGATCAAGACTTCATTATGGGTTACACCAACGACACAAAGACATTTCGGATTCGGACGGGACATAAGCTTGACACAACCATACTTGATGTGACTTTTGACAACGACACACTTGACAAGATCGTAAAGAAATTTCGGGAATTTTTTCCACAAGAAGCTTGACAAATCCAAATTGTCGCCGTATATTTGTCCTATCATTCACAACCAAAAAAAAAATTCAAATGGCAACCAAGACTATCTATCAAATCCTTGAGCAAAATATGGATTCCTATTGTGATCCAAGCGACTTCGGAAAATGTTGTGTTGGAATGATCGGCGACGATCTTGTGTGGGAATTCACAACTATGGGTCAAATTCGCAGATCGGGTCGATTTGACTTCATTTTGGAATCCTTTGACGAAGAAGATCAAAAGGAAGAATTGAAAAAATTCAAAAAATTGTATAAGGGAAAGGACATTTAAGCCTTTGTCGAGAATTTGACCTATCCATTCAAATTGATAGAAATTATTTATCCAAATGCTTGACAAATCCAAATTGTCGCCGTATATTTGTCCTATCATTCAGGGGGAAAGGGACTTTGACCAAAGAGTTGATACGACCACTACCCTTCAAGAAAAAAAAATCCTCAAAGGTTTGGAAATTGAAAGAAACTTCCCTATCTTTGATCTATCAAGAAGACGGAAAGGGACTTTGACCATAGAGTTGATACGACCCCTACTCTTCAAGATCACGGAAGAATTAAGATGGAAAGGGACTATGACCTCGAAGTTGTTACGACCCCTAATCTTAATGTCTTCCACCCAAATTGTAACCACATTCTTAACCACCAAATTTCACCAACCATGTCCAAAAAAGCCCTTCTTCCCTTCATGATCGTCATCGGTGTCCTTTTGATCCTTTTCACGGCGGCCCAATATCGTCAAAAAGTCCACCAAGACAAAGTCCTTAAGTTTGCTAACGAAGTCAATGTATGTGTCGTCGAGGCACAAAGACAAATGGATTCCGTTGATCACGAATATCGTATGAAGAAGATCGAAGCAATCTATGGATCAACCTATACTTGGCGGTTGGACTTGGCAATTGTCAAGGTTGAAGAAAATGACGCAAAGATCTTTGTCTTCCAAAAGTATATGGAAAAGCGAAAAGCAATTGACATGAATGCTAAGGCTGAAGGTGTCACGGAAGACGAGTATATGAAGCATGTTGATCAAATCTTGACGGGGATTTGATCGTTGAATCCTCGGGAATCTGCACCCGAGGATCATTTTTTTAATATAAATAAATAAAAATCTATATGAAGCAATTTACAAATGAAGAAATTCAAAAGTCGATCGAAATGATCCGCACAATTTTAATGAATGACATGCAATGGGTTGACATGATCTATAATGGGGACAAAGACACCCTTCGTGAATCCTATGAATTGGTCATTGAATCGGAAGAAGGCATACGAAATGCGTCCTTTGACAAAGATCTTTTTGAAAAATGGAAGGATCGTATATGGCAAACCTATGGGGAATTGACCCAATATGGAAAGGACAAAAGGGTCGAGTATGATATAATTGAAAAATATTTGGAAAATCTGCTACAACGACATTCTTAATTGCTTATCTTTGATCTATCATTCACAACAAAAATTTATAAACCATGTCCAAAATGCAATTTGATCAGTCTTTTGACCACTGCGGCGACGCACACATTCTTGCTGGATTTCAATTGATCAGCAATCCAAATCCCGACCAAGGGATCAAAGCAACCGAGCAATTGAATGGATTTTCAAAAGAATTCCGCACGACCAACTTCTACAAGGAAAGGGTCGAGGTCGAGGGATTTGACCTTAATCCACACAACTTCATGTGGGAATATATCATTGACTTAAAAAATGGGTCAAGGATTGCAATGAATGAACAAGAAGGCGAGGTCCGTTGCTTTTATTATAAAAAGAAGGATCAACCCGCAGACAATTGGAGGGTCAGCTATGGAAAGCTGAAGAAAAGTCGTATGAAGGATTGCATGGTTGCAATTGTCAAGCATTGGATTTCCAAAGGTGTTTAATATACAAAAAAAAGTCCACGGACTTCAAAATCCGTGGACTAAAATCTTTCGATTTTCTATGAATTAGGGTCCAGTAATGACCGAGAGAGCCGCAGCGGCTTCAACCTCGTATGCAATTTCTGGCTCGGCACCCATGAATGTTACAATTGCCCCATTCAAGTCGCCATAGGCTTTCCCAAGTTGTGGTGTCATTGCAGACACACGGACGGGATTTTGTTTGCCCATAAGCCAATATTTTCCCCTTTGATCT